CCTCGCACATCGAGGAGGGCGAGCGCTGAACACAGCATCATCTGCCACAAGCGGACCACAGCGGGAGGCGGTGTGTCACCGTGCGCCAGCGTGTCAGCGATCTGCGTCATAGAGAGGGCGTGTTGAGTGAGCAAAGCGCGTTTGTGTGGCGCTGTCTCGGCTTTCTCTGTGAGCAGAGAGGCGACGTGCCGAAAGCCAAGCGCGGCGCTTGCTCGTTGTTGAGCGTCGATGGTCATGTGTCTCCTAGTGTCAAAGGGGATGAGCCCACCTTGACACGCTGTCAAGATAGTGTCAAGGTTCAAAGCCCCACCTAAACCGAAGGAGAAACGATGGAAGATTGGTATCAAGACCCCGCACCCTTGCCCCATGTCACGCCCCAAAGCGACTTGGAGGGCTTGGCAGCGCGCGAGGCACAATCTGCTGAGATACCTGCTCACTTTGTGACGAGTCTGGCGCAGTTACGCGCCCAAGCGCCTCAAGCGCCTCAAGCGCCTCAAGCGCCTCAAGCGCCTCAAGCGCCTCAAGCGCCTCAAGCGCCTCAAGCGCCTCAAGCGCCTCAAGCGCACACCGTCTCAAAGCTCCCCGACCTCCCCGCGGAGGTCTTACGCTTCAGCGCGCTCACTGAGTCCATGTGGGGCTATCTCGACCACGCGGCCACGTTGTGCGAGCGCATCGCTGAGACGGGAACGAGCGCAGATCATGCGGCTTTGAGCGCTGTGGCGCTGAGGCTGAGGGCGGTGGCGCGCCCTGCCACGAGAGCACCTGCGGCGCGTGTGCAAGACGCGATGGACATCGCAACAGAGCTCAAGCGCGAGGGGATGAGCTGGGCCAACGTCGCAAAGGAGCTGAACAAGCGGGGTCTACGCACACGCAGCGGTGGAGTGTGGACTGCGGCCAACGTCGCGCAGAGGCACAGGCGCGAGCAACAGCGAGGTGACGCATGAGCCAAAAGAACGCGGTGTATCCTTGCCTCGATGTGATCGACCACAGTGAGGCGGAGTGGAGCGTGGCGTCTGTCACGCAAGAGGCGCAGCAACAAGCGGAGCGAGTGGAGCACCCCTCGCACTATCACGCACAGAGTGGCGTTGAGGTCATTGAGGCGATCGAGGCTTGGGACCTGTGTTTCGCGCTTGGCAACGTGGTCAAGTACGTTGCGCGCGCTGGTCACAAAGACCCAAAGACTCGCAGAGAGGACCTGCTCAAAGCCAAGTGGTACCTTGAGCGCGCGTTAGAGGAGGGTCGCAAATGAGCGGGTGTCCAGTCAGGCTGTGGCTGAGTGTGCCAAAGAACCTGCGCTTCTTGCGCTCGTTGATATGGCGCATGGTGCGGACGCAACAAGACGTCGATGATGTGTTCAGCCTCACTGTGGAGCGTATGTTACACCGCTCATGTACCTATGTGGGCGAGGTGGAGAAAGTGGGCGCGTGGAGCAGGGCGGTGGCCCAAACGACAGCGATCAACTACCTCAAGCGCGACTTTTCCTATCGGTCGGTCGAGTGGCAGGATCGAGACGAGGCGAGCGTGGAGTCGGTGGACCTTGAGATCGAGCAAGAGGAGCACATAGCGCGTCTGCGCGAGGTGTACGATGGCCTCTCGGACGTGGAGCGCGAGGCGGTCACGTATATTACCCGAAACGGGTACATCACGGGGGAGCGCAGAAACACGCTCTACACGGCACTGCGTAGAGCCCGCGCAAAGACCAGAACGATCATCGAGGAGGAGGGCGTGTGGGGCTAACGCCTCAGCGCGTCGTCGATCAGGTCGTTTAGCTCCTGCTCGTCGTCCACCGAGGGGAGGCTCTCGTCCTCCTCTGCGTCGAGTGTTTCGTCCTCCCAGTCAAGGGGCTCGGGCGGGTCGGTAAAATCGGAAAAGTCGTTGCGATAGGACATGATGCTCTCCTGTCGGTGTTAAGGTGACACATTAACGGTACTATGGAGCGCCCTCTCATGCTGTTCTTCGCCTCACTGATCGTCTTGATTTTGTTGCCTGTGCCAGAGGAGCACGAGTGGCTCGCTTGGCTCACGCTGTGTGCTGCGTTCGTGGTAGTGTGGTGTTTATGAACAACGAGATAGCGAACGTGGTGTTTTGGTTACTGTGTCTCAAAGTCTTCGCTGATGCGATGGGGTGGACACATTGAACGATGACCTACTGCGCGTGATCGCGGTGATGCTCGCGCTGATGATGCTCGCTGTATCTGTGACGAGGTGACGATGACACCTAGATGGGCTGAGCACTGGGCTCGGCACGCTGAGCTGATCGCCTCAATGTCACCCTGTTGCAGACGTGTCGTGGGTGCGGTGATCGTTGATCCTCGAAACAACCCGATAGCGATGGGCTTCAACGGCCCGCCGAGAGGAGCTGCGGGTGACTTGTGCGGCGGCTCGGTGTGCCACCGCTCCTCGCTCCCCTCTGGATCAACGAGCGTTGTGGGGTGTCACCACGCAGAGCAAAATGCGCTGATGAACGCGCTACACAAGGGGATCAGTGTTGCGGGGTGCTCGCTCGTGGTCACACTCGCTCCGTGCCTTGGGTGCGCTCGCCTCATACATCACGCGGGGATCGCCTCGGTGTATGTGGGTACTGCGGAGCACTACGCTGCACACGGGCTCGACTACTTGAGCGAGCACAAGGTCGCGGTTCACTTTGTGTCTTGACCGCGCACAATATGCTATGATGCGCTGAAAAGGGGTGTAGTTATGTCACAGATCACAGACCACTTTTCGCTCGCGGAGTTCGCGTGCCCCGATGCAGGGCCGCCTACTGAGTCAGAGCACCTTGAGCGCCTCGCGCACCTGTGCACTCAGCTTGAGGTGCTACGCGCCCAGCTCGGAGCACCGATCCTTGTGATCAGTGGGTATCGGTCGCCCGAGTACAACGAGCGCATCGGTGGCGCGACTCGCTCGCAACACATGAACGCTTGTGCGGCGGACATCAAGGTCAAAGGCGTAGAGCCTGCGGAGGTACACGCCACGATTGACCGTCTGATCCGTGAGGGGAGTATGGAGCAGGGAGGCTTAGGTCTCTATCGCACGTTCGTGCACTACGATGTGAGGGGACACAGAGCGCGTTGGTACGGGGAGGGAGTGACACCATGAAGGCCCACAACCCTGTGCCAAACTACTTTGAGGCGCTCGCTCAGCTCGCCACGGAAGCGGAGGACGTGATCTCCAAAGCGCTCGCGGGCAAAAAGGGCGAGTACAGCCAGCTGCCCACAGCGCACGACCTGAACCCTTGGGACAGTCACACAGCGTATGGAGACGCCTATCGCTCGACCGAGCACGAGGGGACGCTCGGCCTTGATTACGATATGCTGCTACAGATGAGCCGCGTTCCTGTGATCTCTGCTATTATCCAAACACGCATTAACCAAGTGGCAGAGTTTTGTACGCCTCAAAAGTCTCCATTTGACGCGGGCTTTACGATCGGGCTGAGGGACGCCGACGCGGAGATGACCGACGAGGCCAAGGAGAAGATACGCAAGCTCACATCCTGGCTGGAGACGTGCGGTGAAGGGTATAAATACGGCGGAGCGTATGACTTTGAGTCATTTATACGCATGGTCTTGCGTGACTCGTTGACGTATGACCAAGCGTCTTTTGAGATCATGCGGAACAGGAAAGGCGAGCTTGTGGGCTTCGTGCCTGTGGACGCCTCCACGGTGCGGCGGGCGAGCGTAGGAGAGGCGGAGCGTAAGGAGGGGAGGCGCGCTTGGCACGAGAGTGCTTTTGTTCAGGTGATCAATCAGAAGCAGGTGGCGGAGTGGGACGCGGACTCGCTCGCGTTCGCTGTGCGTCGCCCTCGCACATGGGTGTACTCACGCGGCTATGGCTTCCCCGAGTTAGAGGAGCTGATCCGCACGGTCACCTATCTCGTCAACGCGGAGACGTACAACGCCTCTAACTTCACGAATGGCATCCACGTTAACTCGATCCTCGCTGTCAAAAGCAAGATGTCGCCTCAGATGTTCCGCGCGTTTCGTCGTGACTTCTATGCGATGCTCAGTGGCGCACACAATGCCAAGCGTACACCGATCCTTCAGCTCGACCCCGAAGCCAACGAGGAGGTCAACTCCGTCAACCTCGGTGCGAGCGCTGAAGAAATGGGCTACTCCACGTGGATGGGGTATCTCACGAAGATCGCTTGTGCGATTTATCAAATCGACCCTGCGGAGCTCGGCTTCGTGTTCGGCAGTGAGGGGGTATCGAGCGCGCTGTCTCAAGGTGGCCCAGAGCAGCGTATCCTCGCCTCAAAAGATCGAGGGCTTCGCCCCCTCTTGAGGCAGGTGCAGGGGTGGATCAACCGTTGGATCATTCACGAGGTAGACCCGTCTTTATCATTTAGATTTGAGGGCTTAGACGCAGATGACGCAAGCTCAAAGCTCAAGAGTGACCTCGACAAAGTGACCCACTATATGACGATCAATGAGGTGCGCGCGCTCAACGGCCTTGAGCCTCTTGAGAAGGGTGGAGACATCGTGCTCAACCAGACCTATGTCACCGCCACGATGGGGAGTGACGGAGCAGAGGGCGAGGTGAGCTGGGAGGACGGAGGCGATACTGAGCCCGAGGAGGGCGACGGGGCGCAAGCGAGCGAGCAACAGACGGACGAGGGCGACGACTTTGAGGAGGTGGAAAAGTCATTGATGCGATCTGTGAGTGTGGAGATTTAACGATGTTTACTGAGATCATAGATCAGCTCCTCAAGGCCGTGCCTGCCAAGTATGCACATATCGACTTTACGCCACCTCAAGGTGTCCGCGACTCAGCGAAGCGGGGGCTGGAGCTGCGTCGTGAACATGGACGCGGCGGGCTCAGTAACAAGCAAGCGAGCTCTCATGGTATCGGGAGCGGTGTGCAGCGCGCTGTGAACCTCGCCAATGGAGACACGGTGAGCCCTGGCACAGTGAAGCGTATGAGGGCCTTTTTCTCTCGTCACTCCGCATACAAAGAACACCACAGCGACAAGACCTCCCCTGCTTACATCTCGTGGATGCTTTGGGGTGGCGACGCGGGCGAGCGGTGGGCTCAAAAGGTCTACGCGCAGCTCAAACGTGCTGATGAGGAGGCGAAACGATGAAGCTCAGACTCGACGCAACAGCGCAAGAACTCGCACACGTCACGCCCGAGGAGCTGACAGCACGCATCGAGGGTGCGGTCGGTGCGCTCGTGCGTGAGGCTCTTGGCGCAGAGCTCACCAAAGCACAAAAGAACGAGCGCGCTGATACGCCAGCGGAGCCTCACGAGCGTATCAAGGGCAGCGGTCGCAACAAAGAGGGCTCCGCTCGCTCACGTACTAGCGGCGCGCAGATCGAGGTCACAGAGGAGATCGAGGACGCGTTGCGCGACAAGGTGAAGGCCCACAACGAGGACGCTGAGCACGAGTGGCAGAAGGTCACGCTCGGCACGCTTAAAGCTGTGTGGCGTCGAGGGGCGGGCGCCTTTTCAGCGTCTCACCGACCTTCTCAGAACCGCCAAAGCTGGGCCTATGCTCGCGTCAACGCCTTCCTTGACATCGCCAACGGTGGCGGGAACCCTAAGTTCGTACAAGACAACGACCTTTTGAGCGATGAGCACCCACGCAACAAGGCAAAGAAGGCGCACTCGTGGGAGTGTTGCGGTGATCCGCTCCACAAGGCGCAAGGTAAGAGAGGCGGGGAGATCGACTTAGTGATGCACCTCGCGGCGCAGATGCGCGACGCATACGAGCAGCGCCTCAAAGCCCTAAAGAGCGACCTTGACGCGCTCGCTGATGAGGTGGACGCATGACCCGCGAAGAACTGCTCAAAGAACAGCGTAGGCTTGCAGACCTGCACCATGACGCCTTCCTCGTGGAGTTCTTGGGCGCAGAGGGGAGCGGGCTGACGGCTGAGCGTATCGGTGAGCTTGTGGACGCGGGCCTCCTCAGCGATGAGGCGATTGAGTCAGCGAGGGGGATGACCGTCAAGGGAACGGACCTTCACCCTTACGCAGTTCTCCATGTGGCAGGCGTGTTGATGGACGAAGCGACCCCGAAACAGCGCGCAGAGATGCGCAGTTACTCGCTCTCTCAGTGGCTCCCGCTCGTTGAGCTCAAGATCGAAGACCTACGCACACGGGATCGAGCGGCACTTGAGGCGCAAGGAGGCGGGCGAGGCGCTGTGCCTCCTGCGCCACCGATTGAGCGCACAGCGCCTATGGCACCACAGCCTCCAAGTTGGATGAGTCCAGCGGAGTCCGCAGGGTATGAGCGAGCGCTCACCCGTGCGGGCGAGTACATACGAGGCTTGGGGAACCGCCTCAATGATGACTTAGCGCAGGTGGTCGCTGAGCAGTGGGCAGGGGAGCAGATCACTCAAGAGGTCGATCCTGTGCGTCGTCAACAGATGCTCGACATCGTGCGTAACGAGACAGCGCGCACGCTCGCGAGCAATAGAGACGCGCGCGCCCTCGCTGGTACGTTGGCCGACCGCTCTCAGTACTATGCTCACAACTGGCAACGCATCGCTGTGACGGAGCTTCAAGGCGCCCACAACGAGGGGCGGGTGCAGGCCGCGCTCAGCGCCTACGGGGAAGGCGCGCAGGTGGCACGTATCCCCGAGAGCGGCGCGTGTCGGTACTGTGAGGACTTGTTCACTGAGGGCGGTGCGCCCAAAGTGTTCAAGGTCGCTGACCTCCTCGGTGCAGGCGTCAACGTGGGGCGCACCCGCTCGCAGTGGCAGGCTACGCTGTGGCCGATGCACCCTAACTGCCGATGTGATACGATCACAGTGCCTCCAGGCTTCTCCGTCACGAAAGAGGGCGCACTACGCCCCGCGAAGGACTAACAATGCCATATCCCAACGAACACACAGCGAGGCAGACCGACCCTGCCAAGTATGACGAGTTCCGCCGCTTCACTCCGAAGGGTGCGGACGGCATCTCGATGATCCTTGGCATCAAGGACGGCAAGAGCGAGGTACAGAGCGTGAGGGGCGACGCCTCAAAGCTCACCCCTGCCGCGTTCCGTAAGTGGCTTGAGGACAACGACTTTGACACCGAGACAATGGAGGAGGCGACGCGCAAGAGCTTTGACGCTTTCGCTCGTTGGGTCCCCCTCACGTTGAGCAAGTCCCAAGAGCAACGTGAGGACGAGGGAGCCCCAGAGGTCGCAGAGATCGGTGGTATCTGTTCCACGGACGACCTCGACTTTGAGGGCGAGTCGATCGCACAAGACGGGCTCGATTGGTCGTACTTCCTCCGTCACGGGTGGTTCAATCACGAGCACGAGCAAGGCCCTGCTAACGTGCTCGGGCACCCCGTGAAGATCGAGCCTGTGGACGAGCGACGCACCCGCGTTGAGGGCGTGATCTATCTCGCCAAGGACCTCGGCAAGCGCATCTATGAGACAGCGGTCGCCTGCGCGAAGGCGGGCGGTGGTCGCTCTCTTGGCTTCTCGATCGAGGGTCAAGTGCTCCAGCGCGACCCGCTGAACCCGAAGCGTGTGCTCAAGGCACGGGTGCTCAACGTGGCGATTACGAGCGCCCCCGTCAACCCTCACACCAACCTTGAGCTCATCGCCCGTTCAATCGGTGCGTCTATCGGTTACCAAGAGCCAGCGATCCCCGACGCAGACGCCACGCTGAGCGCGCTGACTCAACAGAGTTTAGATCGCAAGGTGTCGTCTGCTACTTATGGAACACCCACCAAACGCAAGGTGAACCGCGAGCAGGTGAGGCAAATGATCAAGCAACGCCTGCACGGTGTGAGCGAGGATCAACTCGACTCTGTGGTAGACTCTGTGCTGAAAGTCGCTAAGACTTGCACAAAGCGCGACAAAACATGATACTTACATCATCACCCTTACAGGAGATTAAGA